CCGTCGGCTGGTGGTGGGTTGATCAGGACGGCCGGGTAATAAGATTCTCCGAGTGGTATGGCTGGAATGGCACGTCAAACGAAGGATTGAGGCTCCCCGACACTGATATTGCCGAGGGAATTGTAAGTAGAGAAAAGGAGTTAGGGATTACCGGGCGGTCTATTATTCGCCTGGCCGGGCACGACTGCTTTAGCAAAAAACCAGATTATAAGGGCGGTGGCCAAGGCCCCCCAACATCAGAAGTCTTTGTGCCATATGGCCTGTTTCTTTCCAAAGGAGACAGTACCAGAGAACTAAAGATCCGGGCTTTCAGGGAGCGTTTGAGACTACCAAAGGACGGGACAGCTCCCATGATGTTGATTTGTCGAAACTGCGAACAGTTTATAAGGACAATCCCAAATTTGATTATGGACGAAAATAAGATCGAAGACGTTGACACAAAAGGCGAGGACCATATTTGGGATGAAGCTTGTCACATAATGATGGCCAGGCCGATGCCACAGCCAAGAGCCTTATCTCACGCAACAAGCTACGACAAGCGACTTGACGCGCTTAAGTCCCCGGTAACTGATGAATATGAAGATTATGCAATCGGCGAACAGCGCGATGTGATGAAGGATTTGGGAGAGGAAGATTATGAATTTAACGAGTCAGAATACGATGACGGGATGAGAGAAACGATATAACAAGGGAGAGGCAACGATGAATAATTACGCAATTCCGATAGAAATCGCCCTGGGTTACATAGCAATTATCTTCATTGCACTGTTGGTGGGCTTCTGGATGGGCCGAATGGTTTTATTCGGAGAACCTATGGAGCTTGTCAAGCCCCGTGAGCCAGAGATATTTGAAGATCCGGACGAAGACTATTTTTCTGAAGCTATGCCCGAGGATGAACCCGAAGAGAGAGTATCTACAATATGACTACGAAAAGAAAATCGCTAAAAAGCGTAAATACTATAGGTAAGGTAGGCGAAAAGCCCGATACTAAACGCTCTGTCCCTGACATTGCATTAGTCTATTGTGACTTATGCACAGTCAGAGGCGGAGCGATCGCGACCGTTGACCTGAACAAATTGAGCTTGCCGATGACGGGGAAAATGTTCGGTTCTATAGATGTTGACCACGGTTATCCTGCGCCTTTCGACTCACGGTTAGAATGGAGGCATTTCAAGTGCCCGCGCTGCCCTCATCGTCCGTTTTTTGATGAGAAAGAAATTTCGATAAGCAAGGACAATGGGCTGACGCATGAAAGGTATCAGGTGCCAACGCTGCAACACAGGATAGACGATGAAAAAGAATAAATCAAAAGATGCATATAATGAGCTGTTACCGCCCCGTGGCGATCCCTCGTTGGGCTATAAGGTATTTACCTTATTAGCCTCAATCATAGAAGATAAAGCCGCTCAGAAGCTGTCCGACAAGTGGAATAGAAACTATGAGCTTGGCAGGAATAAGCACTGGAAAAGTGATACGAAAAAGACTTCACTTATTTCAGCGAACCTTCTTCATGTTCATAGGCAGCGGTCCGTCAACATGCTTACTGACAATAACCCGACATTCAACGTTGTACGTCAGAGCCAGGTTGAAGACGAACAAGTTTTTACAAAGCTGCTGAGAGTAGCTGAGTTTTGGTGGATCGACCAGGAGCAACAAGCAGTGCTTGAAAAGTCTGTCCTTGCTGCTGAGACTTACGGCTGTACTGTCAGAAAGTCTGTCTTCAATCCAGAGCTTGAGTTCGGTCTTGGTGAGATTGAGACTGAGCGAATAGATCCGTATAATTTTGGGGTCTGGCCGTTAAAATTCGACGACACTCAAAAAGCTGAAGCGAATTTTCATTATCCCACTATGAGCGTGCGAGAAGCCCGGAGACGTTGGCCTAAGTTTGCAAAGCACATTCAGCCGGATTCTGAATATCTGTCAAGCTTAAACGATACGCGTAGGGAAATCGCAGGCGGCAAGCCCAAGGGCGAACCTAAGAGTTATTTTTCAACGTTCGGTGGTGTCGTAAAGGAAATGTTAAACAATGCCGGCGGGTCTGATTCAGACGATGATGAGCTGTTAATTTGCGAATGCTGGTCTAAAGATTATTCAAGGCAAGAAGATGGCACGCCCGTCTATCCTGGCTTTATCCGCGTTGTGACTACTTGCAATGGCGGTAAAGTCGTATTAGATGATCGGGGCAATCCCTCAATCAATCCAGAGCTGGACACGGAACAAGCTCAGAAAACTTATTTGTATGATAAGTATCCTTTTATATTGACCGCCTCTATCACAGACGCGTTGAGTCCGTGGGGTATGTCCGACTTTGAGCAGCTTGAACAACTTCAAATGGAAATCAACAAGAGTATGTCCCAGATCACGATGCTGAAAGATAAGGCAGCCAGGCTTAAACTTATCAATCCTTTGGATTCTGGGGTGCCAAATGCTCATTTTACAACCAGGCCGGGTATCATAAGGCCAACAAGTGCAATGGTGGCGGCTGGCATAAGATATTTAGACCTGCCTACAATTCCAGGTGATATAGTAAACACTCTTGAGATGTATAGAGAGTTCTTCTTTTTGGTAGCAGGCTCATTCGATCTTGAGCAAGCCCAAACTCCAGGGCGTGAAGTTATAGCACACAAAGCTATTGCAGCCTTGATTGAGCGGGCTAACACGATGATGAAAGGTAAGATCCGTAATTACGGCAAGATGATCCGTGAAACTGGCCGGATGTTCTTAAGTCATGCAATGAACTGGTACACGGAAGAGCGATACGTCGAATACAAAGAAGATGGCGAGGCCATGGTTGATACTGTGACCGGCCCGGATCTTATTGTGCCTGCAAAACTCACTGTTGTTTCCGGCTCGACTATGCCACGGTCAAAGGTTCAGGAGCGTGACGAGTCTCTTGAGCTGTTTAAGATGGGTGCAATTGACCAAACCGAATTGCTAAAAAAGATTGACTGGACTGATTGGCCGTCTGTCGTTAAGCGTATGGAGCAAGGCCCTATCGGTCAGTTGTTAGAAAAGGCTCAAATGCTTGGATTGCCTGAGCCAATGATGCAGCTATTTCAAGAGCTGTCGCAAATGGAGGCCAAAGACGTTGAGAAGGCTGTGCAAGATGGACAACTACCGAGTTTTGACCAGATCATCGAAGCTATGACACAAGATCCTGAAGCACAAGAACAAGAACAGGGTGACCCCTTAACAGAAGCTGACGTAAGCTTGAAGCATGCGCAGATAGGCAAGGAACAGGCTGAAACTGAGCTGGTTGTTGAAAAGATCCGGACAGAACAAGTTGATCAATTCGTCAAGAAGTCAGGTGTCCAGTTTGATCAAGAAAAATTACGGATCGAAAAGGCTCAGACTATTTCTGACATCTCATCAAATCGTGACCGTCTAAAATTAGACAAGGCAAATACGGTTGTGGGGATCAAAGAGCGATTAGAGAATCAAGCTGCGCAGAAGGCCGAAACAAGCAAGTCCGTTGCTAAAAAGGCACAGGACAGCAAGCCCGTGGTTAAGAAGGCTGATCAGATAGGCACAAAGCCATATCAGGAAAAAGGCCTGGCCAGCAACAACAAGAAAGTAGGTGACAAGTGATTTTATATGAATACCAATGCGAGAGCTGTGGCTCAATAATAGATGTATATTCAAGCATCAATAAGAGACCAGAGTTTGTCCTCTGCCCAGACTGTCCGGGCAGAGCAAACCAAACCCTGGCAGTAGCAGGCGTTGACACTCTGAAAGAGAGCCCGGATTGGGTTAAGACTATCCCTGAAGTAGTTGAAAAGGATAGCGGGAAAGCCCATTGTGACAACCTCATCAGAGATCCCACCAGGAAAAATCTCGTAATTTGGCTACAAAAAGAAGGCAAGAGACATATAGAACCGGGGGAGATATCATCTAAGCCCCGACAACGTACCCGCGCCGATGAAGAGCGCATTAATCATTTATGTTTCGAAAGATTTCAGAAACGTAACGCAATCAATTTGAGAGGCTAAAAAATGTTAGAAGGACAAACGACGCTAACCCCAGAAGCGGCACCGTCACCCGCTATGCACCAGACACCCGATGAGCTTATAAGCACAATTGACGAGCAAATTCCGTCAGCAGCAGTGCCCGACGTCCAGGCAGCGGACGATAAACAAATTGATGCAAAGCCAGAGGATGTTAAAATAGAGCCACCAGCAGAAAAGCAAAAGCTGGACAGATTCGACAAGCAGCCACGTTTCCAGGAGTTGCGGGCCGAGATTGCGGCTTTAAAATCTCAGATTGAGAGTCAGGCAAGCCCTGCTCCCGCCTCCCCAGAAAAAGCAACAAAGCCTTTTCTGGATGGAATGAAAGATGACGACATCTTAGATTCGCTGAATGAGAAGCCAGGCGAGTTTGTACAGAACCTTGAGGATCGCATTTATAATAAGGTTCGTAAAGAGTTTGAGGCCAAGCAGTTGGCTCAAAGCGAAGAGCAGAGAGTCACTAAGACCCTGGAAAATTACGTTGGAAACAATTCTGATTTTGATGAAAAATGGGAATCCGGCGAGATCAAAAAGTTCATGGAAAAAAATCCCGGTCACAATGCAATATCAGCTCATATGACGATCACGCAAGAATCAAAAATGAAAGATGCCATTGAAGCTGCTGAGAAAAAGGGCAGGGACGAAGCATTAAGACAGGTTAAGGCTAAACATGGGGCACAGGTACTTGGAGCAGGTCCATCGAGTGGTGGGTTTGCAACCGGAACCGTACCCCCTGAAATGAAAGATTCAAAAAAATACGGCGGCAAAATAGCCGTCATGGCGGCACGATTAGCTACTATTAGACGGGAAGCCGGTTAACAAGTTATAAGGAGGACATTATATGTCTGGATTACCAACAACCGAATTACAAGGAATTACCGAAGATTATTTTTTAATTGACGGCAAAGAAGCTGTTGATATTTATTTCAACACCTCTTTCCTGCTCAATTATCTTCTGAAGCAACAGAAGGGGTTATGGGAACGGCCTAATGGCGGTGATAAGATCAGGGTACCGCTGGAATACTCATCTCAAAACGCTGAGTTTTACGAGAAAGGCGATACTGTAAACAGCGACGACAAGGAAAACTTAACTAGTGTGTATTTTGACTTAACAGGTTCAAACTTAATTAGTTTGAACTAAGGTCCAGAATGAGGTATGTTGACAGAATGAGCAAGCAACGCAAAAAGGGATGGAAGAGACGACGTTGGACAGCCGAGGAGCGAAAGTTCTTACTGGATAATTATGGTAAGCTTCCTACCAGTGTAATTGCTAAAAAGCTTAATAGAACTGAGGATACTATCAGGTCTAACGCCCGTAATCTTGGCATTAAAATAAAAGCGTTCTCTCCCTTCACTAAGGAAGAGGTAGCCTTTTTGGCTGAGAATTATGGCAAGAGGCCGGTCTGCGAGATAGCAGCCGAGATGGGCCGCTCAGATTCTTCCGTTGAGCACAAAGCAATGCGTTTAGGCATAACAACTGTAAGGGTGGCATCCCGGAAGTACTGCATTGATTGCGGGAAAAAGTTATCAAGTGCTGCCATTTACAGAAATAATGTCTGTCGCTGCGTTGAATGTAACGTAGAATTTAGACAAGATGAGAATCATCCAAATTGGAAGGGCGGAGTTAGTACCTTAGATAGTATCGTATATGTTTTACTAAGACCTATCTGGGGCAAGCCGATCATGAAAAGGGATGGTTTTACTTGTCAAATCTGCGGGCAACGTAATGGTGATAAAAATGTGCACCATTTACGGAAGCTTGCTTCAATTCGAGATGAAGTTCTCTATGATCATCCTGAATTGAGTCCTGTCGATCCAGTTGATAAGAAAAAATTAGCTTTGCTGATTGTGGCAGAGCATAAACTGGAAGATGGGATCACAGTCTGCAAAGTATGTCATAAAGATATCCATTCTGAAAAACGGGGTGAATTGCTGGAAACTCCTAACGTTAACGGCGAGGACAATCAGCAGCCAAGCCTATCGAATGTGGTTCAATTAGTAGATAGGAAGGTTCAACGACTAACAGGTGAGGATACCACTTCCGATAAGCCTGACACGAGCGCCCCGCACACCTTAGCAGAAAAGGTGTGATGATATAGTCTGGGCTGCATGGAGACATGCAGAAGTGTAGCTTAAACGCCTACACGGTAACAGTACCGGGAAACACAGTTATGGAAACGCTACAGTCTACCGTATTGACGGGCTTAAAAATGCTGGTGAATACGCTGTTATACAGCTGGTTATCCAACGGCTTGCCAATGCTCAGAAATCGCTCACAAAGTTGCTGGCCGGATCTATTTACGACACCGCCAACAGCTCATCAAATCGCTTAACAGGCTTACTTGCTTGCTGCAATGAAACTGCTACGACCGCATTTGCTGGACTGGCAGAAAGCACCAACGGGCAATGGGAAGGGAAGTTGACTTCAACAACTGAGGCTATTTCCCTTGCAGTCCTTAGAACAATGGCGACAACTGCCAAACTGCGAGATGGCAATGGCGGAAAGCCAAATCTGCTCGTGATGACAGAAACACTTTACAATGTTGTTGCTGACCTGTTACAGATTCAGCAACGCTTTACCGACAGTAAGGCTACCGTTGACGCTGGTTTCACTGGCCTGGCTTTTGAGGGCAAGGATATTTTCCCTGACGATTACTGTCCTTCTGGGTACGCGTTCGCCCTGAATACCATGCACATTGGGTTCGCGGTACATAAGGATGGTTATTTTGTCCGGTCTCCCTGGAAAGTAATCCCCGGATCACCCGAGGATAAAACCATGAAGATTTACGCTGACATGAACATGATTGTTAATGATCGAAGAGCACAAATAGGTCATAGCAATTTATCATAAATAGTTTCTCTCTCAGCCCTTGGCGATAAGCCCACAGGAAGCGTGGCACAGCCAAGGGCTCCCTTAACAACAAAAACGCTTCCGACTAAGGAGTTATAATATGTCACAACCTTTAAAAAGAGCCGGATTCCAGCAGGGGATCTATGAAGAAAGCTCTACCGCGAAAGAAATGGTAGGCTGTATTAGATTCACTCGCGATGGCAGAGCTTACACGTACTCAAAAAATGGAGCTGTCGCTTTGTCGCCTGGTAAGACCACTTCTGCTGCTGCAATTTCCGCGAATGTTACCAATTTAGCTGCCACCAATGCCGCTGCAATCGATGCTAAGGTTATCACCCAGACCGTTG